CCGTGAACGAATCGAAGGCGGTAAAGAAATGCCAACGGAACTTTTCAATGTTTTCATTGGAAATAAAACAACAATAAAAAGGAAACAATAATCATGAATCAAGAAGTGATAAAAAAAGAAAAGGCTGGAGCATTATCTACGGATATGTTTGAGTCTGATAAGCATCAGGATACTGGTGCTATGACACAAGAGGATCAAGCGTTACCGTTTTTGAAAATCTTGGGTCAATTATCTCCCGAAGTAAATAAAAGGGACGCTAAGTATGTTAAGGGGGCAGAACCTGGCATGATAATCAACACAGTTACAAATGAACTGTTTGATGGCGACAAGGGGATAAATGTTTTGCCAGTGTATTATAAAAGACAATACATTGAATGGCGAGACAGAGGTGAGAGCGGTGGAGCACCAGTAAAAATATATGAAGCTGGTGATGACCTACCTAAAGTAACGAGAGATAAAAGTAATAAAGATAGACTAGATAATGGTAACTATCTTGAAACTACAGCATCTCATTACGTTATTAAATTAAATGGAGTTCCTCAAAGATCTCTAGTTTCCATGAAAGCGACTCAATTAAAAATTAGTCGTAAATGGAATTCGATGATGAACAACATTATTTTAAGAGGTAAAAATGGTCTTTATCAACCGCCTTCATTTAGTCATATTTACAATTTAAAAAGTGTACAACAGTCAAATGACAAAGGTACATGGTTTGGTTGGGATGTGTCTAAAGTTGGAGAAATAAAAGATAGAGGATCGTACGAAATGGCAAAAGCTTTTTCTAAGCAAGTTTCAAAAGGTGAAGTTGAAGCTAAGCACGCTCCTGAATCCAACGCCGGGGCATCTAAAAACCACTTTTAAGACTTCCCTAAAAATAACTACTTCAGGGAATGGAGGGGGCGGCTAAGCGAGAGTGGATCCGCCCCACCCAGTTAAAAATTATGAAAAATTTTATTGATTTATTTTCCGGATTACAAAGAGCGCATGGATGTACCTACGTTGAAAAGAAAAACGCAGACGGTACTAAAATAAAAGGAAAATCATTTGTTAAACGTGAACCTGTCACTGAACAACTCTGGACAAATCATTTAAACGGAATTGAACCAAGCTTAGGAATTATACCTATTGATGAAAGTAATAGATGTAAATGGGGATGTATTGATGTTGATAAATATAATTTAGATCATAAAAAAATTATTAATCTTATTAATAATAATCATCTACCTTTGACTATGTGTCGTTCTAAAAGTGGTGGGGCACATATATTTTTATTTACTACTGTTCCAGTAGATGCATCTTTGATGCGTGATAAATTAAGTTCTATTAGTGCTTTTTTAGGATTCGGTAATGCAGAAATTTTTCCAAAACAAGTTGAATTAAAATCGGAAGATGATACAGGAAATTTCCTTAACTTACCATATTTTAATTATCAAAAAACAACAAGATATGCCTTTAATTTTAAAGGTGAAGCTGTTACACTTTCGCAATTTTTTTTATTAGTCAAAAGACTTACACCTCAAGAATTAGAGAAATTAGAATTAAAAAGACCACATTCAGAATTTAGTGATGGTCCTCCTTGTATAGAATCTCTTACACAAAATAAATTAAATGATGGTAGAGATAGAATTATTTATCAATACATTCAATATGCAAAAAGAAAATGGCCAGAAGAATGGCAAAAACATATTAATGCATTTAACTATAAATATTTTGACCCTCCATTAGATGACAGAACAATTCAAGATAAAATAAAGTATCACGAGAAAAAAGAACTGGGATTTAAATGTAATGAAGATCCTATGTGCAATCATTGTGATAAAAAATTATGTTTAACTAGACCATTTGGAATTAAGGGACAATCCTTGTTTCCAGATCTTAATGATTTACAAAAAGTAAATTTGGATGAACCATACTACTGGGTCAACGTAGATGGAGAAAGAGTTAAACTAAAAGAGACTGCATATCTCCAAGAGCAAAGGTTGTTTCAACGAGCAGTTATGGAACAAGTAAATAAAGTTCCACCAACTCTGAAAAAGAAAGAATTCACAGATATGGTAAAACTTTTATTTTCTAACATAGAAATAGTAGAGCCTCCAATGGGATCATCAAAAATAGAACAACTTTTAGATCACCTGGAAGAATATTGTACAGACAGAACAGCTACAGGGGTTAAAAAAGAAGACATGATGTTTGGTAATGTTTGGACAAACGAGGGTAAACACTATTTTATTTTTAGAGAATTTTTTAATAGATTTTTATTAAAAAGAAGATGGAATGAAAAGTATGATGAAACATTGTTACTATTACGAGATAAATGTAATTGTGAAATAGTCCGAGAAACAATAGGTAAAAAGAAAATAACTGTAACAAGCGTCAAGGAATTTATTAAACAAGAAAATGTGTATAGACCAAAACAATTTAAACCAAAGGATGTATTTTAATATGAATGAAATGAGTTCCGATTTGGTTTTATTGGTTGTGCTTACAGCAGCGTGGATATTAGTAACACTATGAAAACAATAGTATTAGGACCACCCGGAACAGGAAAAACAACTACTTTACTAAATGAGGTAGATAAATATCTAAAAAATACTGATCCTAATAGAATTGGTTATTTTTCATTTACTCAAAAAGCTGCTTACGAAGCTAGAGATAGAGCTATTAACAAATTTAATTTAACCGAAGATGATCTTCCTTATTTCAGAACTCTACATTCTTTAGCTTTTAGAACTTTAGGAATTAAAAAAGAACAAGTGATGCAGAAAAAACATTATGAAGATCTAGGAAAGAAGATGAATTTAAGATTAGATTATCATGAATATGATAATGAATATACAGGCGTTTTTAATACAAACAGTGACATTTTAAGAATTATACAACTTGCTAAACTAAGAGGAATTACTCCTGAAAAACAATTTAATTTAAAAGAACATACGCAAGATGTGTCATTAAGAGATCTTTTAATAGTATCTAATGAAATACAACACTATAAAAAAGAATATAATTTAATTGATTTTACGGATATGATTACTCAGTTTATAAAAGCTGATGTCTCTCCTAAATTTGATGTAGTGTTCATTGATGAAGCTCAAGATTTATCTCGTGTTCAATGGAGTATGGCTAAATCAATTTGGAATAAAACATCTGATAGTTATATTGCAGGCGATGATGATCAAGCTATATTTAGATGGGCTGGCGCCGATGTGGATAGTTTTATCACACAAAAAGGAAAATTTTTAAATCTTACTCAATCCTACAGAGTTCCACGTGTCGTGCATGATGTAGCAATGGGTATTGTTGGTCGTATATCTAATAGACTACATAAAAAATGGGCACCGAAAACTGAGCAAGGCATGCTTTCTTATTATAATGATTTTCAAACTGTGGATATGTCAAAAGGAGATTGGTTGGTTCTGGCAAGAACAAGGTTCATGTTGGAAGAATTAGAAAATGTGTTATATTCAAAAGGAATGTACTACAGAAATAAATTTAAAAAAGGCTATGAGCAAGATCTTTATACGGCTATTTCAGATTGGGAAGATCTACGTAATAATAAAACTTTAACTTCAGATCAAATTACTAGAATTGCTTCTTATATGTCCCCTAATCATTACCAAAAAGAAGAATTAAAATATTTAGATAAAGAAGCTTCTTACAATATGGAAACACTTTATTCTAGTAAAGGATTGCGTACTAACAAAGTTTGGTATGAAGCCTTTGATACTGCTCCTGAAGAGAAGATTAGATATATTAGAAGAATGAGGGAAAACGGGGAACAATTAAATAAAGATCCTAGAATTACATTATCAACTATACACGGAGTTAAAGGTGGTGAATCACAAAACGTAGTTCTTTTAACTGATCTCAGTAAAAACACACAGTCAAATTATGAAAGGTATCCGGATGATGAAAATAGATTGTTTTATGTTGGTGCAACACGAACAAAAGAACATTTACATGTTATTAGGCCAAAAGATATTTATAAGAGTTTTAGATTATGAGTAAAACATACAAAAAGCAAATAGGTGGATCTCACTATCAATCGATGGTCATTCAGCCGAGTGAATTTATAAATAAAAATAACTTACCTTTCGCAGAAGGAAATGCTATAAAATATTTGTGTAGACACAAGGCCAAGGGACAAAAAGAAGATTTATTAAAAGCAATTCATTATTGCGAAATGGCAATAGAAAGGGATTATGCAGACACCGATATTTAAACCACAAACCGAATGGACAGCACCAACCAGTTTTCCTGATCTATCTAAATATAATGAAATAGCTATAGACTTAGAAACTAAAGATCCAAACTTAAACGAAAGAATGGGTTCAGGTTCTGTCTTGGGAATTGGAGATGTTGTAGGAGTATCTTTATCAACAGGAGATTGGAATGCTTATTATCCTATTGCTCACGAAGGTGGAGGAAATTTGGATAGAAAGATGGTTCTCAAATGGTTACAGGACCAGATGAGTACTGATTCAACTAAAATATTTCATAATGCAATGTATGACGTGTGTTGGTTGCGTAAACTAGGAATTAAAATTAATGGTAAAATTGTTGATACCATGATTGCTTCCGCCATTATAAATGAAAATAGAATACGATACGATTTAAATGGTATATGTAGAGACTACATTGGTAAAGGAAAAGATGAATCGGCATTATATGAAGCTGCAAAATCCTGGGGTGTAGATCCTAAAGCAGAGATGTACAAACTCCCAGCTATGTACGTTGGGGCTTACGCCGAGCGTGACGCCCAACTCACATATGAGTTGTGGCAGGAATGTAAAAAAGAAATTTTATATCAGGACATTCAATCTATATTCGATATGGAAACAGAATTGTTTCCCGTTCTAGTTGATATGAGGTTTCTCGGTGTACGTGTAAATCAAGAACAAGCAGCGAAAGAAAAGAAAACATTAATAGAACAAGAGAAAAAAATGTTAGGCGAGGTGTTAACAAGTACAGGAATAGATGTTCAAATCTGGGCTGCAAGATCCATTCAAAAAGTATTTGATAAACTAGGATTACCTTATGATAGAACGGAAAAAACTGGCGCTCCTAGTTTCACTAAAAATTTTTTAGCAAATCATCCACACAATGTGGTGAAGTGTATTGCTAGAGCAAGAGAGATCAATAAAGCTCATACCACGTTTATTGATACTATTTTAAAATATAGTAAAAAAGGTAGAATCCATGCAGAAATTAATCAATTAAGAGGAGATAATGGTGGAACTGTAACCGGAAGATTCAGTATGAATAATCCAAACTTACAGCAAATTCCAGCAAGAAGCAAAGACCTCGGACCACGGATCA